GTTTTTTTTTTTGGGCCCTTGCGGGGAAAATATTGTTTCTGTGGTGCCACCTGGCAGCCCCCCTCCATTGTGGCGCAATGGAGGGACCAGAGTGGGTCCATTCACGTTGTGTAACGCCCCGTGAATGGGGTTTGGAGGACCTCAGCGTTCTCTCACGCCCCAACCAACACGCGAACGTCATAGACAAACACACACACACGTGTTTTTGCTCCGCAAGTGCACCACCTACCAGGCACATGTTCCCCAACATGTGGGTCGCCTATTACCCGACCCAGGGCGTTGTGGCTAACACTGCGGTTTACTCGTTTTATGTTTGTTTTGTTTAAAATGTAAGCATAGGTGCACCTCGCGTTGCGATACTGCTGACACCGCCCGTCAAAAGGCGCTGCACGGCCATGTGGCCATCCGATATCATCCCTGCCACACGCCCGGCTGTCCTAATGCCCCGAAACAGGAATGCACCCATATCCTCAATAGTGGACAGGACCTGTTGGGAGGTGTAAGGCACAGGAGCTTGTGGATTCGGGGGTGCGGACAGCGCCGAGGCCGGAGTCCATTCCCAGACGGTGGTGGCTTCAAATCGCCCGTTGGGTGTGGCCGTTGTGGTGGTAGACGCCGTGCCATCAACTGCCTGTAACACACACAAAACTGTCCCTGCACCAGCATTAGACGATGCTGATGTATCTGTAAAATTGGCATCAGCGTCTGTGGGTAACCAGCGGACTTCATGTTCCATGCTGCCATTTGTGGACCTTAGCTGCATGTCTCCCAAAGATGTGTACACATCAGGTGGGGCGGTCCCGGCTGTGAATAAAGTGCCGGTAGAGTAGGCCATACCGACCGTGCCCTGCCGCTGAGCATACGCACCATTGGGAATCCACTTCAAGCACGAAGCCACTGGCCTATACTTACGCACAGAGCCACTAGTTGTGATGAAGTTGCTAAAGCCATTGGCAACAAAGTTGGGGAGAGCCCCTGGGTTGACCGCTCCAGTAACGACGAGGCCCGTGCCTGTCGAGATGTTGTACGGGGTATACTGGATGACAAGGTTGAGTCCGACCTGCCCGATCGGAAACCCGGTACCGGTGACGGTGGGCGTGAAGATGTCGGTCGTTCTAAAGAACAACCCGGCGTCCGCACCACCGTAGCATGGTCGGGCGAAGGGGGCGGTGCATGGATCTCTGAGCAACCTGTCCCAGGCTGCAACCCGCACATCTGACAATATACTACGTCGGGGACCCACGACGGCGCCCTTCTTAGCGGCACGTTGGGGCTTTGGTCGCTGTTTGCGGCCCCTGCCATTTTTACTTTCCTTATTTTTAGACATAACGCGCGAACAACGCACAGCACAAAAACTTTCCTGCTGGGGAGGCAGGTAGTCAGTACACGGGGAGTAGGCCACGAACTTTGATCGCGAACCCTGGTGAGCTAGGTATCGAGAACTCCACCCGGCGCAGGTGGTCCTCCAGCTCCTCCTGTGCGGAGGGTAGGATGCCGAAGGCGAGGAAGAACGACACCCTGGCCGCTTCCGTAGGTTCTGATACTTCGCGGTGCAGCCCACGCGACAACATGGCCATACCAGACTCTGCGACGCAGGCTATCTCCCGGGCTTCCCCGCCATTGCGGCGAAAGGCCGAGTAGTATTCCTGCATCACTGGTATGCCACCAGTCATCGCCAGGCCACACTCACCCACCGTAGCCAACCACCGAGAGGCGTCGACACCCCACCCGTAGTCCTTCACCACGCAGCAGGCGTCTTTGGACATGGTGGTGCGGGGATTCCGCACCATCACCCAACCCACCCCGTCAAAGACGGGGCGGGACTGGCAAAACTCGATCCGCTCAAACACATCAACTGGGTCTTCGACCTTCATGTTGAACCCAAACTCAAGGAACCATTCCTTGAGCCCGCTGGTGAAGCGGTTGAGGTGCTTGCGCTCCATGACCACAACGCAGTCGTCCCCATTGTTGGCGAGGCGCACCGGCACCCCCCGTTCCTCCGACAGTCTGTGCACCAAAGCGCACATGATCAGGCAGTTCCCGAGCGCAGTGTTCATGTCTCCGCTCATGCGGGAGCCACGAACCCTGTACTTGATCCTGCCGTCGGAAGCCATGAGGAAACACTTGTTCACTATCTGCCCCTTGAGCAGCCAGCGCAATCGCTTGGAGTGGGCGGCTTGGAAACATGCGCTATAAACGCTGTGCTCCCAGGCCAGCATCTCCTCCCGAACATGCTGGTCGAACCGACTGGCGTCCAGCCCAACTGCGACCGGATCCGAGAATTCGTCCCACATCTCCCTAAGGTTGGTGGCAACACCCTCCGCGGTGTAGCCCTTCATGACGGTAGGTCCACCATACACCTGAGCGATCCCCCAGTAGATCGAGTGTTCCAGGGGTCTCAAGTACACGCCCACCTCCACGTTGTACCGCGGGTCACGAGGTTGGATGACCCTTGGCGCGGGGTCCGGCTTTGCGGAGAAGTTGATCTTCTCCGCCTTCACGAACGCCTTCTTGACACCGAAGTCGGCCTCAGTGAGTGGCCGCTCCTCCAGGCTCCTCACCGCACGCTCGTAGCACTGCCGGCGCCGGCCACTATAGTACTCCAGGAATTGCTCCCTGGCTATAGGGCGGTGCACACCGACACACCGGAGCAGCTTGGTTCGGAACCCCTTCAGTCGCAAGTGGACGTCCGCGGTGCACGGTGGTGGGGGGACGAGTTTCCCCTCCGCATTAGGTGACCTAAACACCCGTTCCACCAGTGCACGACACCCGTTGTTCAGGGAATTATTATGCACCCCAAATTCCAACAGCCCCGATACCCCTGGAAATATCGGATGCTGCCTG